CATTGAGGGTATTTTTGAATTTGATCCCGATAACATGAAAGCCCTTTTCAGCTAGGAGGTGAGTCATGTCAAAACGCCCGGAACAGACAGTCGCTTACAGGGTTTATCACAAGGGCAGCGATTTTCTTGGCATTGCGACCATTGAATTGCCGCAAGTGCAGCAGATGACCGAGACGCTCTCCGGCTCCGGCATCGCCGGCGAGATTGAAAACCCCACCATCGGCATAACCCAGTCCATGACCTGCAAGCTTACGTTCACTTCCCCCACGCCGGAATTCATGAAGCCTCTGGACTGGACTGAAACCGCGCTCTGGGAATGTTACTCCGCCCTGCAAGTGTCAGATGACGCGACAAGCGTCCGTTCTTCCATTCCCTACCAGATCAATTTTTTAGGGCGCGCCAAGAGTTATCCTCTTGGCTCCCTTGAACAGGGCAAGAAGCACGGCAACGAGGTGGAAATGGAAATAACCCGCCTTGAAGTGCTGCTGGATGGCCAGGAAAAGCTGATGATAGACAAGCTGGCCTTTATTTACCGCGTGAACGGAAACGACTTGCTGCGGCAGGTGCGGGCTCAAACTGGCCTGAATGCATAAGAGGAATAAATCATGGAAAACAAGAAAATCGTCCAGCTGACCGAGCCTCTGGAAGTGGCCGGCAAAACGCTGACCGAACTGGAAGTGCGGCGTTCCACCATTGGCGATGAGGAAGACGCCATGCAGACGGCCATCCAGCTGAAGAAGGGTAAAAACCCGCTGACTGTGGAGATGTGCCTCATGGCTCGCGTTGCCAAATTGCCATACGACAAAATCCGTCAGATGCACGGGCAGGATTATGCCGCTATCCGCGCGGCCCTCAATGATCTGAATGGCGTGGAAGCTCCAAAAGATGATGACGAAAACCCTATGACGCCGAGCGCGAGTTAGACGACCTGCGCCGGGCGATATTGGCCCTTGGCCGCTACAGCCGCTGGCCACGCTCCGAACTGCGTGAGATGCGGCCAGGGGAATTTGCCGCCTATCTGGAAACCGCAAATGATTTGACCGAGGAAGGCCGTGGCTCGTGAAATTTCCATTTCCTTCGCGCTAAACGCCGCCCTGGGCGCGGGCTTCAAAACTGTCTTCCAGTCAGCCTCCCAGTCTGCGCGCAATGTGACAAGCGCAATCCGGGAAATGGAAAAAAGTCCGGTTGGCAACCTGGGCGCGGCAATGGCCAGTCAGCGCGACAAGATCAAGGGCCTTGCCGGAAGCGTGAAGGAAGCCAAGGCAACGCTGGCCGGCCTGCAAGCCCAGGCCAGCCAGGCATCCGCTCCTTTCCTTGCCCTGAACGTAAAATTTGAGCAAGGCAAAGAAAGAGTCAAAGGGCTGGCCGGCAGCCTCAAGACCGCCAGAAGCGATCTGGATAATCTGAAAAAACAGGCTCTGGCTTCGGCTGCTTCAATGAACAGCCTGAAAGCGCAGATTGCCGAAGCCAGGGGGAAGGTGGGCGAGCTTTCGGCCGGGCTGAAAGAGGAAAAAAACGCCCTTACGGCTTTGCGAGCCCAAAAGAAAGCCGTTGGCGACAGCACTGGCGTCCTCTCGGTTCAAATCGCCCAGGCGGAAACCCGTATCGCTTCGCTTTCCTCAAAGCTGGGCGCCGCCAAAACCAGTCTCGCCGGCTTGCAGGGGAAGGAGCAGGCCGCGGCCGCAGCCACAAACGCATTGAAAGCGCAAGCCATCAGCGCAAAAGATGCTGTCGCCAATTTATCGGCCTCGTTAAAAGAAGAAAAAAACTCCCTTGCCGCTCTCAAAAGCCAGGTATCCAATGCGGCCCGTTCGATGGATGACCTGAAATCCGAAGTTGCCCAGGCCGAAAACCGGGTGAAGAGCCTTTCGGGGACGCTTGCCACCCAGGTGGCGTCATGGCGTGAAAATGCGGCCCAGGCAACTGCGGTCAGCGGCAGCGTCCATAAGTTGGCCGGAGAATACGAGCGCCTTTCCCAAAAGATGGAGCGGGCGCGCAAGGTGCATGCGGCGCAGGCTGCCAATCGCGCCCATGGCGATGCGCTGCGCTCACAAAGGGCGGACTTGAACAGCCGCCTTACTGGCGCGATGGCAAGCGCGGCCACAGTGGCTGCGCCCGTTGCGCTTTCCATCGGCTTTGAAGATCAGATGGCAAAAGTCGGAGCCGTTTCCAGGGCATCCAAAGAGGATTTGGCTGCGCTGACGGAACAGGCAAGACAGCTTGGCCGCGATACAAGTTTCAGTGCCTCCCAGGCTGCGGAGGGCATGCAGTATCTGGCGATGGCCGGCTTCAAGACAAACCAGACAATGGCCGCGATGCCTGGAATGCTGGATTTGGCGGCGGCTTCAGGCACAGATCTCGGCACGACCGCCAATATCGCATCCAATATCCTGTCGGCTTTTGAGCTGAAAGCCGAGGAAATGGGCCATGTGGGCGATGTGCTGGTCGCCGCCTTCACTTCCAGTAACACCACCCTGCAAAGCCTTGGCGACACCATGAAATATGTGGGCCCTGTGGCCAAGGACGCCGGGGCCTCCATTGAGGACGCGGTGGCGATGGCCGGGATGCTTGGCAATGTGGGCATTGACGGCAGCATGGCCGGAACAGCGGCCAAGTCGATTTTCGCCCGGTTGGCCGCGCCGCCGACCGAAGCGGCAAAGGCCTTGAACGCGCTCAATATCAAAACAAAGGACGCCCAGGGCAATTTGCGGGCCGTGCCCGATTTGCTGGAGGAGATCACTCTTAAAACGGCAAGCATGGGCACGGCTGACCGCACGGATGTTTTCAGCAAGGTTTTTGGCCTTGAGCCAATGGCCGGGGCCTCGGCCCTCGCCAAAAAAGCGGCCGAGACAGTGGATGAGAACGGCAACCAGATTGTGGACAGCATGGGCAAACCCACCACCGCGCTGCTGAAATTTGTGGATGAATTGAAGCATGCGAGCGATGAGGTGGATGGGGTAAAAGGGGTAAGCCGCCGGGTCGCGGCCCAGATGAACGCGACCACAGGCGGATCGCTTCGCATGCTGAAATCCGCATGGGAAGATGCCGGAATAAGCGTTGGCAACCTCTTTTTGCCGGCAATCCGGACGGTGGCCGGGGCTCTTTCCAATATCGCCAACGCGATTTCGGGCTTTACGGAAAGGTTTCCAAATCTTTCCAAATATCTTGCCCTCTCTGTCGGCGGTTTTCTGGCGCTCACCGCCGGCGGCGTTGCGCTCGGGCTTATGGTCAATCTGGTGAAAACCGGCATCAACGGCCTGGCGGGAGGCTTTTTGCGCATGGCCGCCGGGGCGGTTGCCGCGACGACAAGCTCCGGCGGCGCATCCGGATCGCTTGGGCTTTTCGGCCTGGCCGCCAAAGCGGCAGGCGCGGCTGCAAGGTTTTTCGCGGGCGGCTTGCGTTCCATCCTTGTGGCCACTGGCGTTGGCGCTCTGCTCGTTGGTCTGGGATTTGCCATCAATTTGCTGATTGACAACTGGGATGCCGTAGTTGCCGCCATGTCCGCAGCGTGGGGCTGGGTAACAGATACATGGGGCAGGCTTGGCGTGTTTTTCTCCACGCTTGGCAATAATCTTGGCGCGGTCTTTTCGGACTGGGGCCAGACTATCACCGGCTGGGTCAAGCCCGCATGGGACATAGTCACCAGTGTCTGGAATGGCGTAACGACATATTATAGCTGGCTTTTTGGCGGCATTGCCACAATCGCGACAACCGTCTGGGGCACTATTGCCGGCCTGATCACTTCTCCGGTTGAAACCGTCAAAAACGCCTGGAACACAATAACAGGATTTTTCTCCGGCCTCTGGGGTGGAATTATCAGCATTGCCGCAAGCGCGGTCAATGGAGTTTGCGGCGTCTGGAGTGGCGCGACCGCCTTTTTTGGGGCTATAACACAAGGCATCAGCGCCCTGTTTGCCTGGGCAAGCTCTGCCGTCACGACTGTCTGGGAGGGGATGGTCGAATTTTTCGGCTATGTCGGCCAGGGAATTTCAGATTGCTTTTCCGGTGTATGGCAGGGCATTGTCGATCTGGCGGCCTGGGCCTGGGAGGGCATTGCCGGAATCTGGACTGGAGCATCGGAATTTTTTGCCGGCATTGTGGACAGCATTTTTGGCGTGTTCACCAGCCTGTTTGACTGGTTGCGGGAAAAATTCGCCTGGGTTTTTTCAGCCATTGACGCAGTGTCCAACGCGGTCGGCTCCATTACCGGAGCGGTCAAGGGCGCATGGAATGCCGCTTTTGGCGACAAGAAGAAGGACAATTCTCCTGCGCAGGCCGCCAATGGGGAAAAGGCGACTACTGCTGCCCCGCCAGCCGCTACAAAACCTCTGTCAGAAAAACCTGCTGCCCAAAAAATGCCGCAAATGCCTGCCGCAGCGCAGGGCGCTAGTGAAAATCCTGCCGCCGGCAATATTCCCAAGCCAAAGTACCAGCCTGTTTCAGCAGATGACTATCATGCGGCATTTGACGAGAAAAAAGGCGGTTCCAAGGGTAAAAAAGGCGGCGGCTCAAGAAGCAAGACCGCTGGAGGCGCCGGCGGCGGATCGCGCTCCGGATCAGCCAAGGACTCGAAGTCAGGCCCGGTCACAGTCGTTACCCTGGATAGCGGCAACGAGATCAAAACTCAATTTTTCCCTGCCGGTTCAAGGACTGCCGCCCCCAATGCCAATTCCGCAGCTTCCCGGCCGGCCGCTCCCAATGCCGGTTCCGCCGGCGGTTTGCGCCAGACCGCTCCTTCTGGCCAGCAGGAGAGGGGCATTTTGTCCGGGGCTGTTTCCGCCCTGAAATCTTCGGGCATCGGCGCGGCAATCGGCCAGGGCTTGCAGACAGGCATCGGCATGGCCAAATCCGCCCTTGGCCTTGGCCAGAAGTCCCCGGCCGCCACTCCAGTTTCGACCATCCAGACCGGCAAGCCCCCGGTTCTTTCAATATCGCCTGACAGCCAGCCTGTGGCAACCGTGTCCGCAACCTCCCGTCCCGCGTTGCCACAGGCCCCCTCGCTGATTGCCAAAAACAGGAAAGCCAAACAGGAAGCGAAACAGACTGGCCAGCAGGCCGTTTCCATTGATCTGACCCAGAATTTCGACCTGATCACCCAGGACGCGGCCGCAGTGCGGAAGGTCATGGAATCGCTCAAGCCGGACTTTGAGGCTCTTGTGCGCCGCGCCCTGGATAAAATGCAGTCTGACAAGCGGAGAACTGCCTATGGCCAATAGGATTTTGCTCGACCGCGCATCCTGCGCGGCACTCGCAATCGCTTCGCCGCGAATAAATCGCGGCTCGCTCCGCTGCGCGGCCTGCCGCATCCATGCGGCAGAAGGGATTTTTTATGAATAGCACCATAACCAGCCAGGGGCAGGCGTGGGATCAGATCTCCCTTGCGCGCTATGACTCTGAAAAGCAGATGCACGTTCTTTTGCCTGCCAATGTTGACGAAATGGATACGCTGCTTTTTGAGGGTGGCCTTTCGCTTGCTGTTCCGGATGTTCAGCCCTTGCGCGTGAAATCACTGCCACCGTGGGAGAGAATGTAAATGCGCCGCGCAAGCGTTGAAATTTCCATTGAGGGAAAGGATGTGAGTATGGATATTTCGCCGCATCTGCTTTCCCTGACCTATACGGACAAGGCCGATGACGAGCTTGACGACTTCCAGTTCACCCTGGAAGACCGCGAGCGCATCTGGCAGGGGGACTGGTTGCCGAAGCCCGGCGACATTATCGCCGCGAAAATCATTGCCGAGAATTTCCGCGCCCCGGGCGTGGAGGAGCTTGACTGCGGCGAGTTCGAGGTGGACGAGGTTACGCTGGACACCTCTTTTGACGGCGGCGATGTGGTCAGCATCAAAGCTGTTCCGGCCTGCGTCAAGTCCTCGCTTATGCTCCAGCGCAAGACACGAGCCTGGGACAATGTTCCGTTCGCCAATGTCGCGGCGGATGTTGTCGGTCCGGCCGGCCTTGACCTGCTTTACAAGGCTCCGGAGATCTTTTTCGGGCGCGTGGAGCAGAGGCAGGAATCCGATCTCGCATTTTTGCAGCGCATCACCAAGGAGCAGGGCCTGCGGCTCTGCCTGAAAAAAAGGCGCGCGATCATCTATTCCGGCCAGACTGCGGATGCCCTGGAACCGCTCCAGTTTGAGCGCGAGAGCTTCGATTTTTCCGGCGCGTCCTTCAAGCGCACACTGGACGGCGTTTATAGCCAGTGCATCCTGGGTTACACGGACGCCGACACTTCCGAGACCACGACAAGGGATTTCAAGCCCGAAATTCCGCCGACCACGGGCAAGGTTCTGACCATCAACAAGCGCATCGAAAATCCCGCCCAGGGGGAGCGCGTGGCCAAAGCCGAGCTTCGCGCCAAAAACTGCAAGGAAATGACAGGCAGTTTTTCCGGCATGGGCGATACCCGGCTCATAGCCGGGACTGTGCTGAAAATGGCCGGTTGGGGAAATTTCGATTCCGATTATGTGATCACCCAGGCCACGCATAGTGTGAGCAAGGATGCCGGCTACACTACAAGCGTGGAACTGGTCAAAGCTCTGGACTATTGAGGTAAGTATGACAGTTTTTTGCAAGCCGCCGGCAAAGGCTTCCGGCGATGGAACCGTGGGCAGGGGCGTCAAGTTCGAGCGCATCCGCCGGATCACCGGCTACCTGGTCGGCACTCTGGATCGCTTCAACAATGCCAAGAGGCGCGAGGAAGCGGATCGGGTGAAGCATTGCGGCACAAATTGCGGTTGTTCTCATGACTCCTGACCAGATCACCGATCTCATGGCCCAGATGATTCGCGTGGGCTTTGTCAACGCGCGCCAGCCGGAGAAAATGCGGGTCAAGGTAACTGTGCCCGACACTACGGGCGCGGAGCTGGTTACGGATTTCTTGCCCGTGCTGTGCCCGAGGGCCTGCGAGGATATGCAGTACGATCTGCCGGACGTGGGCGACCAGGTTCTCTGCCTCTTTTTGCCATACGGCAGGGAGCAGGGCTTTGTCATCGGCGCGATGTACGGCAAGCAGTCGCCGCCCGTGCAAAGCGGCGACAAATGGCACCGCAAGTTCAAGGACGGCACATATCTGGAGTATGACCGCGAGCAGCACAAGCTCGTGGCCGATGTGAAAGGCGATGTGGAAATTACCACGACCGGCAGCGTTACGGGGAAGATCCAGCAGGATTTGTCCGCCGAAGTTCAGGGTTCCATGTCCGCAAAGTCGCAGGGGCCGGCGACCATGGACAGCGCAAGCCATCTCGACCTGGCCGCGCCAACCATGAACATGGGCGGCAGCGGAGGCGGGGCGACATCGGCTTCCATGCAGGGCACATTCAGGCTTACCCAGGGCGACATTATCGTGGAAGGGATTTCCTTTCTGCACCATGTCCACACCTGTCCGGCCTGCGGCGCGGACACAAGTCCGCCGCATTGATGAGGCGTTATTATGCAGGGTCTTTTCGGCGTTTTTCCATTTACGGTGTCGGACAGCGAAGTCTGCACCTTCCGCGACCTGAAAAAGAGCCGCGAGCTTGCATACGTCGAGCATAAAACGCTGGACGGTCTTGGCAGGCTTCAGCATACGGGCCGCAATCTGGATACGGTCAGCTTCACCGTCCAGATCGTGTCCCTGGGCGCCACGTCAACTGTGGATGCCAGGCTGCTTGCCCTGGAAGCCTTGAGTCTTCTGGACACGGAACTGCCGCTGGTAATTGGCCTCAAATATTATGGCATGTTCGTCCTCAAGTCATACGAAATCCTGCGCAAGACAGTGCATTACGGCGTCTGCCTCGCGGCGGAAGTTACGCTCAACTTGCAGGAGTATAACTGATGCTGAACGTTTTTGAAGTCGATATGCGCGTAAAGCGGGGCGTCCGCGTTGGCGCGACCGGCCTGGACGGGCTGGAGCAGGAAATCCGCACGCTGCTCTCCACCCGAAAGGGCTCCGTGCCGCTGGATAGGGACTTCGGCCTGACCTGGGATTATGTGGATCTGCCCATGCCGGAGGCGATGCCCTACATGATTTCCGAGATGGCGAGACAGCTGGAGAAGTATGTGCCGCGCATCAAGGTGCGCGATATTGCCTTCAGGAGCGATGATCCGCTGGAGGGCATCCTCCAGCCCACGGTTACGGTGGAGATAAGGAAAGAATATCTTGACGACTTCAGATAATCGCGCCGGGGGCAATCAATGGCCGTGAATCTCAAAAATCTGCCTGATATCAGCTTCGCGCCGGAAACGGCCAGCGAGACCGAAACCCGCATCCTGACCGCATACGAGCAGATCGCCCGCGTTACGCTCCAACCGGGCGATCCCGTGCGGCTGTTTCTGGAAACGCTGGCCTACGAAACGATTATCCAGAACGGCGTAACCAATCTGGCCGGGCGCCAAAATTTACTGGCCTACGCCAGCGGAGGCCATCTTGACCACCTGGGCGCGCTCATGGGCGTGGAGCGCATTCCGGCCCAGCCCTCGCGCTGCGTGCTGACCTTCGCCATCGGGCAGCCGCTCGATTTTGCGCTGCCCATTCCGGCCGGCACCCGCGTGGCCACGCAGGACGGCAAGATCGCTTTTGCCACCGCGCGCATGGCCAGCATCGAGCCGGGCCAGACCGAGGCAAGCGTGGCGGCCTTTGCCGTGACCACGGGCGCGGAAGCAAACGGCCTGGTTGCTGGCCAGCTTTGCCAGCTGGTCGATCCTCTGCCCTATATCATATCCGCCCGCAACTCCAGCTTGAGCATGGCCGGTTCCGACGTGGAATCGGACGACCGCCTGCGCGAGCGCATCCGTCTTGCGCCGGAGTCCTTCACCGTTGCCGGCAGCGTGGGCGAATACGAGGCCAGGACGCTTGCCGTGAGCCAGGATATTGAGGAAGTGGCGGTTTACAGCCCGGAGCCGGGCGTGGTTGACGTGCGCTTCACCCTGGTCGGCGGCGAGTTGCCGGACGCGGCCATGATTGCCCTGGTCAAGGACGCGCTTTCCTCCGAAACCGTTCGGCCGCTTACGGACATGGTGCTGGCAGGCGCGCCGGACGTGGTTTCCTACGATATTCGCGGCGCATGGTATCTGCGCCGGCAGGATGCCGCAATGCTGGCCACCGTGGCTGCTGCTGTCGAAAAGGCTCTGGCGGAGTTTGTTCTCTGGCAGCGCGTCAAGCCAGGGCGTGACATCAACCCGAGCCGGCTGATCAGCGTCATCGAACAGGCCGGAGGCAAGCGCGTCCATCTGGAAAGCCCTGCTTTCACGCCGCTAACCGGCATCGAAGTGGCTCGCGAAGGCGACATTGATTTTGTTTTCGGCGGCCTGGAGGACGATTGAGCATGGCCAGGCGTCTGGGCGAAACACCTTTCGCGGAGCTTTTGCCGCACAATCTGGCGCAGGATGCCACGCTGAAAGCAGTTGCGGATTCGCTGGACAAGATCCTCGCGCCGTCAATCGCCGGCATTGCGCCGCTTCTGATTTACGACCGGCTCTCAAAGGCCGCGCCGCAAAGTCTCTTGCCTCCGCTCATGCGTCTGGCGGAACAATCCGGGGGCCTTGCGCCCCTGCCGGAGCAGCTTCTGGATATGCTGGCCTGGCAGCTTCATGTGGACGGCTACGAGGCGGCATACGACTATCAGGCTAAAGAGCGGCTTATCTGGCAAAGCCTCATGCTGCACCGGCGCAAGGGCACTCCCTGGGCCGTGCGCAACGCGCTGGCGGCCGCATTTGGCGGCGAGGCCGGCATTGACGAGTGGTTCAACTACGCGGGCAAACCCTACTTTTTCCGCGCATGGCTGGATGTTACCGGCCTGTTCTGGGATCAGGAGGCCACGCCAAAGGCCCTGCGACTGATCTGGGAGTACAAAAATGTCAGGAGCTGGCTGGAGTTTCTGGAAACGCGCTCGCGCACGCCCATGGAGCATCATACCGGCATCGGACTCGTTGAACGCATCGCATCCAGATGCAGGCTCTACTTCTCGCCCGTTCCCGCGCCGGATATGCGCATGGGCACGGCGCTCTGCGCCACAGGGGCCACGGCGGCGAGAAGCATTTTTTATATGCCACCGCCTGCGGCAATGCCATTGCAGTGGCACACGGGCGTGGGGCTTTCCTGTTTCACTAGTTCGCGCCTAACTTTCCGGAGCGAGCCCGCAAACGCGCCGGAATTTGTGAAAACGGCGACACTGGCCCTGTCTGTCCGCACCAGCAGCGGCTACGCCGTCCAGTAAAAGAGGAGGTACATGATGGCGGAAAAACCAAAATTTTATGTGATTTTGACTGCGGCAGGCGCGGAGCTTGAGGCGCGGGCCGTGGCCGCCGGCAAAGGCATCGAGCTATTCCAGATCGCGGTCGGAGACGCCAACCAGGAATATATGGAGCCGCAGGCGGATGTCACAGCCCTGATAAATGAGCAGTACCGCTGCGCCATAGAAACACGGGAGCAAAGCCCGGACGATCCGGCGGTTACGCTCTTGCGGGGCCGTATTCCGCCAGAGGACGGCGGCTTCTGGATTCGTGAGATTGGCGTTTATGGACGGCTGGATGGAGAAGAAGATGGAGAGGAAGAGGAAGTCCTTTTCGCCTACGGCAATCACGCGCCGTATTTCAAGATGAAGCCGCAGGAAGGGCAGTCCGTAAGCCATGAAATCTGCATTCCCGTCATCCAGAGTTCCAGTTGTCCGCTGACTGTAGTCGTGCGCGATGACGGCTATGCCACCAAGGCGGAAGTCGAGGAGCTGCGCCGCCAGATCGGTACTGGCAACGAGGCGGCTTTTGTGGAGCTTGCGGACAACATGGTACGCATGAGCAGCCGGATTGCCGCCATCGAGCTTGGCGCAAGCCAGTTTATGAACCAGATCTACAGACTGAAAATGGTTTCTGATAATGCAAGGAGAATGAAATGAGTGGGAACCCCAATGCGGAACACTTGACAGAAGCTGTCATAAGCCTCGTTACAACCGTTCAGGACGCCCATGCGCAGCTTGTGGACGGCGCCAGCAAACTGACCGGCCACAATCTCGCGCCGGACGCGCATGGTCTGGACAATCCGGCAAGCCCGATGCGCAAGAGCATTGAGGACATTGCGATAAAAGCCCTCGACTCCGGCGCCATTGACGAGCGCATAGCAACACAGGTTGAGGAGGCAGTGAAAGATACTGTCGAGGAAGCAATTCCCGGCGCCGTGGCCGAAAAGCTGCCCGACCTTGTGGCCAGCGAGTTCCAGAAGCCGGACTCCCCTGTGCGCGTAACGGTCGCTAACCAGGTGGAAACGATTATTTCGGACAAGATCGAGTCCGGCCAGATTGGCGGCGGCTCTGGGGGCGGAAACAAACCGATTACGCCGGACAAGCCTGTCGATCCCGATCCGGAGCAGCCGGACGTTCCTGAAAATCCGGACGAACCCCAGCCGCCGGCTGTGGGCAAGGCTGAAATCCTGACTCCTGTGCATGGCGCGACCGGTCTGGACATTCCCTTTGCCGTCACCATCTCCGATTTCTCCGTCACCAATGACGGAACCGACACGGCCAAGGCCGTCCAGCTTCAGGTTGCGAAAGATTCCAGGTTTGAAAACATCGTTTTTGACAGCGGCCAGATTGCGCCCACAAGGCAGATCTCCGTCACCTCCGGCGTGTCTTTCAACGAGGTGGTCTATCTGCGGGCGCGATACATCGGCAACACGCTTGGAGAAGGCCCCTGGTCAACATTCGTGGGAGTAACCACCCGCGCAGTGCTGATTGAGTCTGATGACTTCTGGGATGTGATGCCCGATCCGACCGGCGAATGCACGATCACAGATTTTGGCGCGGAGCCGGAACTCACGC